GGCAATATTATCATTACGAGCACCAAAATGTTGGTCAGTAATAATTGCTACCTTCATGTACGATCTTCCTTTTTAACTACGTCTGTGTAGAGTTTAATTTCCATAATACTCTCACGTGGTTGAGAGATGGCAAATTCAGTAGCTTCACCGAGAGTGTTAAACCACTTAGATCCTACCATCGTTCCGCCACCGATATAGTAAGTTACTTTATACATTAAATAAATCCTACCTTTCGATTAGAGATAGATTTTTCAGTGTTGTTAATCTGTTCGTTGAACACTTCGGCAATAGAATACTTCTGCATTTCTTTACCACGTGGGCGAACAGGCAGAGTGACACCAAGTTTAGTAGCCAACGCTTGTGCTTCTGCAACAGACAACAAGTCGAATGTGACGATGTCAAAACAACGACCTGGACGAACCAGAGCAGAGTCAATGTCACGAATGCTTGGAAGGTTGGTAGAGAATACCATCTTCTTGCCTTTAGTTGTAACAAGACCATCACCCACGTTAAGGAATCGATGCATCATTGTATTACCATCGCTACGAGATTTCAAGAATGCATCAGAGTCTTCCAACACCATGATGTTTGCATCATCTTCGATAAAGCGAGCAAAGAACCCATCCTTATCGAGAATGTTAGCATCGTAAGAAACGATAGCAGAAGTGTTTGTGTGTGCAAGCAGACCACGGATGAATGTAGTCTTACCAGTTCCTGGAGGACCAATTAACAAAAGAATATTTGCATTAGACTCCATGTATCGCTTGTAGTAAGATTCCAAAGACTCACCATTCAAGAATGGATACATCTCATCAACTGGCAGACGATCACGATTCAATGGAACATTAACAGAGTTACCATCGCTAGAATAAATCCATTCAATGTAAGAAGTTACTACAGAGAATTTAGATTCAACGAGAGCAACGATCAAATCAACGAATGCTTCGTCACCAGAAGCACGAACATCAGTTGTGTTGCTGTTCACGCTATAAGAAATATAGTTGTCAGTTTCTTTTTCGATAATGAAACCAGCAGAATCATTACCTTGTACAATAAGGTCGTTCTTGAATTGTTGTTCCATCCACTCAGCCCATGTGGCACGATTGCAGAGAACAGTTGTTTGACGATGCAGTGTATTTTTACCTGCAGATACACGACGTTCCAAAATTTGAGACCTGATCAAGTCATCAAAATCAGAAGTGCCTAAGAAGATTTTATTTTCACCTTGTTCCATAATTTTCCCTAAATGTAACATATTATCATTAGCCTCCCACGCATAACGCTTTAGAATTCTTCTACTACGTCTGCGAGGTCTGTGACGACGACCTGCGATGGCAGGATATGTTTTAGCTGTTACTGTCGTTCTCGTTCCCGACATCATCTCCTTCAACCAACTGGGTAGTGCCGTCATTTTCTTCACCTATAAAATTATCTAAACTTACTTGTTTTTTCTTTTTCTTTTCTTTCTTGCGTTCAATAAATGAATCATCGAAAGTATGGTTGTTCTGCATGAACTCAAGATATGCATTGTGAAACTCACCTGTTTCGTCCTGCTCTTGTAACTCAAAAGCCTCAAAAGGCATATCTTGAATCAGCTTACCTTTAATGTATGCCTGTTTCTTTTCCTTAGCAATACGGCGCAAGAATGCATAGTAGATAATCTGTGTGAAGTATGCGAACGGATTGTTTGACTTCGTTGGGTCAAAGTTATCAATATATTGAATACAATTTTCGATCCCATCAAGAATCATATCGTCACGATAAGAATAGTTGATGAAATTGGGTTTGTAAGAAAGATGGTTAGCGATCTTGAGAATACATTCACCAATGTAATTACTTACGATTGGTTTTGGTAGACCTTGTTCTTCTGCCTCTTTAACTTTTTGTTTGTATTCGCTGATAGCTTTTAGAAAATCAGCATTGTTTACGTAGTGTGCCATTATTATAGTTCTTTGTTGTTAACAAAGCATAAAAAGAATTATGCCCCAAAACTCAGAAAAAGACAAATTTTATTTTCTTACAAAATAAATTTGCTTTCTTACTTGACTTGGGGCATAATCACGGTGTTAGGGTTGATGATACGACATTAGTGTTTAGTATCGTTTCCTTCGACATAAGTTGGTTTTATATCTACTTTCTCTTCCAACTCTTTCTCGAGTTGGTCTCCAAAGATGTTCGCTAGCATAGCGATTCTTTTTCTAGCTTCCTCTGGCGAAATTTGCTCTTCACGAGGAGAAAATTCCAATTCCTCATGTTCTCTTACAATTTTCATATAATGAGGGATGAACATCTCGCTCAATGGTTTGATGAACATTACATCTTTCTTATCGATAATGTAAGTTGTGTCATCAGAGAAAACGCAAAATGGCGAAGCAGTAATATGCTCTCTGCCAGTATGGATGTTGGGGATAGTCCTTACGACCATTGGATGTAAGAGTTCAATGTAAGTATCATCTTCTTGTTCTAGAGCACACATCATCTGTTCACCAGTGGTGAGTCTAACAATAACGAATACTTCGTTTCCTGTTAACATAATTCAACCTCTACAAGTTTAATACTAAACTCTTCTTCGGCATAAGTTTTATAACGCTCTGCCGCATGATTTAGTGTATGATTCTTCCAAGACTTCCAGTGAAGATCATCTGCAATATCAAATAGATTACAAGCAGTCTTTCCATCTTTCTTTCGTAAACCTCTACCGATAGATTGTAGGTTACGGATTTTAGATTTGGATGGTGACGCAAAAATTACATTCTCAATCGAAGGAATATTAATACCTGTTGAGAATGTTCCATAAGATGCGATGATGATTGCATCATCCTCACCTTCAGTGATATGTCTTATCGATTCTCTGTCTGAAGTTTCTGTACCACCATAAACAAAAAAGATTTTTCTGTCTTGGTGTACCTTATCTTTGATAAGATCGTAGAGAACTTTGCCGTGCTTTTCAACGTATTGAAAAAGAACCAGCGTGTTGCCTTTAGAATTTACTGCCAAGTTTCGGATAAATTTGTTGCGCTTTTCAAGCCCAACTAACCAATCCATCTCATCTTGGTACGTGTTCTTATTTCGTTCCTTACGAATAGCTTCAGAGTATTTGAGAACTATACAAGTAATATTTAGGTCAGACAATCTTCCAGATTCCATGAGTTTCTTCGTAGTAGTAACTCGATGGACTGGACCAAAAATACCTTCAAGAACTAATCTGTGAATCTTCTTATTGTCAAGAGTTCCAGTTGTACCAACACGATACTTAACAGTATCAAGTTTTTCCATAATCGTAGTCAAAGACTTAGCTTTGAATTGGTGCGCTTCGTCGCCAAAAATTACATTGAATTGTTTAAACCAAGACTTCTGTTGTAAGTAGATTGATTGCCAAGTAGTAATCAATACATCTTTGGTAAATTCTTTTGGAAATCCAGAGTAAAGTTTCTGGCAGTGAACATCAACATCCCATCCATTATCAGAAGAATAATCTTCGAAGTCTGCGTACAACTGTTCAACAAGAGATGTAGTTGGAACGACGATGACACACTTACGACCAGCCATCACATGCCAACGCATGATGCTGTAAATAATAAATGACTTCCCAGAAGCAGTCGGAGATAATAGCAGTGTTCTGTCTTTATCGATAGCTGTTGTCATAGCTTCGATCTGATAGTCACGAATTTCGATTTTTGCTGGTGGGTTTAGAGTTTTAACGAACTGTTCGATTGTTTCGTTCGTGATACCCTTTTGGGTTAAGACTGGTGTCTTATATTCTAACTCATAGTTGTTACGCTCGCAGAAGGTTTCGACGTAACTTATTAGACCAACATAAAGAGTTTTTCTTAGTTGATCATACAGGCGAACCTTACCATCCCACAATCTTGCTCTATACTGTGGTGTAAATCTTGCACCTGGATATTCATATGTGAAGAAGTCAGCAAGTTCTTGCTCGATACTAGCATCTGAAAAAATGCGAACATAAACTTCATCTAACTTCTCTACTGTAACTTTACTCACTACATACCTGCTAAAAATTTCTTCCATTCAATGGCAGATTTTATTTGCCAGTCTCTGGCTTTGATCTGTCCGAGAATAGATTCAAGATAATAAATCATTGTTTCAAGGTATTCTATTTTTACCTTCATAGTATTTAGATCACTATCGCCTGAGAGAAATTCGTCCATCTCATTCTTTAGTGGCTTCACGCCCTGCCACTGTGGCCATCCTAGTTCACTCAACTCATCACGACCAAGTTCACCACGATAGTAACGGAATTTATTCTTACGAAGAATGTTATAGTCCGAACTCAATTTTGTGTGTTTGAGTTTGACATTAACAAGTAGCTTAACATACTTGGCGTGGAGTTTGGGAGTTGCTGTGGAATTCTCGCCGAGATAGTTGTCATCGATTTGACAGTCGGCATCCCACTCTTCTTGCAGTTGTTCAATATTCATAATAACCTCACTTTGTCTACATTATATCGTAGACTTGCAAAAAAATCAAATTTGATTTATAACATTTTATACCAACCGAACTTGAATGTTGCATTACCTATGATGTAGTTAACATCGTCGTTTGTAGATGCAAAAGACATTGATTCAATATTGGTTGGAAACACATCATAAAATTGGATAGTTTGAACGACCTGATTGTTGCTATCTAGAACCTGCAATGTTGCATCTGAATAATTCTTAGCCAATTCACCATATGCGGTTTGGTCTGTAGCGTTATGACTAATGTATTGATCATAGCTTTCTGGGAACCCCAATGCAACAATCCAATTGTACAAGATTTTATAGTTCATCATATTCTCATCTACCAAAAACTGTAGATTCAATGGTTCATACTGTAATGTATCGCCTGGAACTGGTTGTGTGGAAAATGGGGTTGCGAATGTTGGTTCTCCCAATATAATTCCTGGGAGATTCACCTGCTGACTAAAGAACGTAATGTCAGGCAGTTTCTGTATAGAAAACTGGAACCCATTAGGTGATAATGGATTCAACTGTGATGGTATAGATGCCATTACTTAACTTCAGCTGGATTTAATTGCTCTTCAATTTTTTCTTTTTCAGCTCTGAGAGCTTCTTCACCCAAAGCAGCTTCGAGAGCCTCAGTCAATTCTTTCGAATCAATAGAAGAAATATCTTCAACTTCAACAGAAACGTCTGCGACGCCAACATGTGAAATTTGTTTATCACCATCAACACCAGAAAGTTCCCAGTGGATTTTAGAGACTTTACCAGAGACAGTTGCTACATTGTTTTCATCTAATGTTTCAACACGATCAACGATTTCTGTAGAGTTAATTTTTAATGTGAATGTTGTCATAAGATTCCTCTTTTTGTTAACTATTATTATTTAGGAATAAAAAAGGGGATCCGAAGATCCCCTTTGAGTACCGAACTAGTCGGCTACCGATTACATCAAGTTAGTAACTTGAACTTTACGGTAGTAGTAGTTTTCGTTAGCAGTTAGACCGCCAGAGCCGTCTAGAGATACGAATGGGTTAGCAACTAGACCGTAACGAGTCTTGAAACCAATCTTTGGTTGGAAGCTGTTAGGATCAACTGCACGAACCATTTGTAGAGGAACGTATGGGCAGTAGAACAAACCAGCGTCGAATGCAGAAGTACCCTTGTAACCAACAACGAAGAATTGGTTAGCTTGTACGTTTGCAGTATATGGGTCAACATATACTTTGTACTTGCCGTTTAGAACACCAGCGAAAGTAGTGCTTGTGTCGTCAACAGTCAAGTTATTCTTGCCAGTTAGAGCAGAAGAGTAGTCTAGAACACCAGCCATCGCCAATGCAGAAGCAACGTCTGCAGAAGTGATGATGATGTTACCACGACCACGACGAGTTTGTTGACCGATAGCATTAGCTTCACGTTCGATTTGGAACATCAAGCCTTTGAATTTTTCAACAGACCAACGACCATTAGAGTCAACGTCTAGGTCAAAAGTACCTGCAGTAGCAGTACCAACTGCAGCACCTGGCTTAGCAGTAGCGTAAACAGTACGAACAACTTCACGGTTGATCTCAGAAAGGATTTCTGTAGAAAGGATGTTGCTCAATTCGCCTTCAGCGTCAAGACCATGAACAGATTTCAAGTCTTGTGCCAATTCGATAGAGTATTCTGCCTTCAAAGCACGAGTCTTTGCAGTTACAGAAGTCTTTTCGATGCTGAATGCCATCTCACCGAAAGCACCACCACCAGAAGTACCAAGAGCTTCAGCGTTAGCTGTAGTGATACCAGAACCAGTAGTGTTAGAACCTGGATTCCAAGTAGAACCAGCGTGAGTGCCAGTACCAGAGAAATCAGTATCTGCTTCGTTGAACAACGCTTCAGTGCCACCTTGTGTAGCGTAGCGAGACTTCATTGCGAAGATCAAGCCAGTTGGTTGTGTCATTGGTTGAACGCCAGCGATATCGTAAGCGATCAATTGTGGCATTGCACGACGAACCAAGCTGATTAGAACTGGGTCGAATTTAGCAACACCGCCAGTGTCTGGGTAAGAACCAACGCTGTTAGTTGGAGCAGCTTCGAAAAGTGCTTCGGCTTGTTTTGCCATTTCACGTTCTTGGTTTTCCAAAAGAACGGCTGTAACTTCCTTACGGTAGTTATCACGGATTTCTGGTGCACCTTCGTGATTCAACACTGGTGCCCATTTTTCCATTAGAGCTTGACGTGTAGTCATGTTTTTATTCCTTTAATTAGATTTTGTTGAGTGCTGATAGATATGCAGACATTTTTGGATCAACAGTTTTAACCTTTGTTTCCTCAGTCAACACTTCTACTGGAGCATCAGTAACTACAGAAGAAACTTCAGTTACTACTTTACCAGAGAAATAATTCTCACGGATAGTCTTAACTTTAGTCTCAAATGTTTCTGCGTCTTCATAAGAAAGTTCTTCAACTAGACCAATAAACTTTTCAGTTTCTGTGTCAGTCAAACCTTCGCTGATAGACTTAACGATCTCTTGACGCTTTGCTTCTGCCAAAGTCTTAGTCAACTCTACGTTGGCTTCAACTTGTTCATTTAGCTTAGCTTCCAAAGATGCAATAGTATCTTCCATTTCACCAAGAACGTCGTAACGCTCTTCTGGAACTTCGATATAGTGCTCTTCGAAAAGATCCTTCAAGCCATTAACGAAACCTTCTAAGATTTCAGACTTGATACCACGCTCTAGGGCTAATTCATTCTGTGCAATCCACTGCTCGGCAATATAGCCAAGATATCCATCAACTTGTTCAACAATTCCCTGTGTATTCTGCTCAACTTGCTCAGCAAGTTTAGCTTCGAATTCTGCTTCGATACGTGCAACTTCTTCGTTAACACGTGCTAAAACAGCTGCTTCATAAATTGTAGCTGCTTTAGATTTGAAATCTTCTGTTAGCTCTTCGCCGTTAAATAGGGCATCCATATCTTCTTTCATACCCTTAACTGCGTTGCCTTGACGAATTGGAGACTGGTCACCATTCTTTGGGTTCATAGAACCATTTGGTGCTTGTTCAGCTTGCTTCTCGTCATCTACGTTATTACGTGCATTGTCTGGGTTTGGTGTCTCACCGCCATTTGGAACGGGATTACCCTGACGGATAACAGACTTCTCGCCACCAGCGCCTGCTGTGACGTCTTTGCTACCTGTTTCTGCACCTGCTAATTTTGCTTCATCAACTTGCTGGCTTTTTGACTCAGCAAGGATTTTTGCAATCTTTTGTTCAATAGACATTGTTATCTCCTGTAACTGGATTAGTTCTGATTTATTTATTATTTATCTGATTTTACTCAGAAATCTTTGGAAAGCCTGTAGTTTAGCTTCCTCTAATTGTCTAGAAGAAGCCTTTCTAACAGAAGCCTTTACTTCTTCGATGTGTTGTTCCACAAACTTTCCATCAATATAAATCCACTCTTTGTTTTCCATAATACCACGGACGAAAGCGTCTGGGGCAGATGGGTCTGCTACGATATCTGCAGCAGTGGATAACATAAAGTCATCCTGAACAACATTAACTCCCTCTTTGTTTAACTGAAGAGAGCCAAGTGCTCTTGAAGAAACACCAAGATTAGCGCCACCATCTAGAAGACCTCTAGCGATGTTACCCATTGGGGTTTCTAAAATCTTTGCTTTACCAATATAGTTCTTACCTTCTTTACGAAGATCAACGATAAGGTGAGACACACGATCCAAGTTGATAGATGGAGTGTCTGGGTGACCTAATTCACCATAAGCACGCATGTTTTTAACTTGCTCTTGCATATAGCGAGCAACTTCTTTATCCATCACATGTTCTGGATACATACGCTTGTTGCGGTTTGTTAGTTCAGACTGAAGGAAAATACCTTCAATGAAGTATTGTTTACCTTTGCCAAGACCTTTGTCTTCAACAATAAGTTTTGCTTCTTGAATATCTTCTCTAATTAGTTTCATATTAGACCTTATCTGGAGAACCTGATTGAGTTGTTGAAGCGCCGACACGAGTCTCGTCGTCATATGCACCATAAGTAGCAGTCTCAACTTTAGTAGACCATCCAGCAATCTTACGTAGAACTAACCAACCAGTAACAGCTTTTGCTGCACCATTTGTGATAACGATATCAGAAGTGTTGTCATTGTTAACAGGAATTCCCATTGTGTTAAATTCGACATTGATATCATTTTCTGGAGAACCAACGATTACATTCTTGCTATTACGCACAACAGAAATCTTTGCGCCAAGTTCACCAGTGCATAAAAATTTCACGATGTCAACTGTAGGAGTTCCACCTGCAGTAAGTGCTTGCGTAGAAGCAGTTAGCGTATTAAGCGCCAGTGTGCCACTTTCTGCTGCTGCAGAAGAAAAGTGAACCACTGTTTCTAGGTTAGTGTTTTTAACTGTTGTAAATAGGACAGCCATTTTTATTCCTCTATTTGTTCAAGCACATGAAGGAAATTGCTGCTGCTTTCTCTCATATACTCGATAATCTCTGTTTGATTCGCCAATAACTTATTTAGGCGTTCTTGCGTTTGTTCTGCAATCGCAACAATAGAGTCATCCGCAAGAACATAATGTAACTTACCTTCTACGATTCGATCTAATCTATTGAACTGACGGATCTTTTGAACGACTGGATCTACTGTGAAAATGCTGGAAGAAGCTAGTTTGATATAGTTCTCTATAAGAGTATCTGTAACTTTAACATCGTAATATTCTTTAATAATGCTAGCTACTTTTGTATCAGATATTTCTTCGTATAGGTCTTTTGATACTTGTTGTTCTAATTTTTCGCTAATGTATTGTTGCTTAACGTATTGTTTAGCTTCTTCCAAACTCTTAAAATTAGTTTCTTCGCCATCTATCAATAACTGATCGCCGAACATTTGGATTCGGTGACCGTAAGAATAGGTGCTAATACCAACACCTTCTTTTAGTTTTTTAGATAGCTCGTAATAACGCATATTATTCTTCTGTTGCTACTTCTACAGAATCTTCGACTGCTGGCGCAGCCTCTGGAGTTTTGAACATAGATTGTGCCATAGACTGACGCATATCATCTAGCTTAGCGGAAATCTTTTCTGCCATTGCTGCTTGGAAAGCAGACTCTGTGCCAGAAGCATCTTTAGCCAACATAGCATCTACTAATTGTTTTACATTATCACTCATTGTTTAGCTCCTTGATTTTGTGTTTGTGTAGCTTGTTGTGCACCAGCACCTTCTTCTTCCTGAGCATCTGGTGCATTAGCCATTAAATAATTTTGTTGTGCTGCCTGAGAAGCAGCAGCAACGATACCGTCACGTTCTGCGTTGTCTAGATGAATTTCTTCTTCCGTATCCATCTCTGACTGCATCTGTTCGATTTCTTCTTGTGTTTGTTTCAACACATTTCTCTTAGCCCAGTCCATAGAATAGAACTTACCTAGGTATGGTTCCATTTGCTGTAATGTAGCAAGACGTGCCATTAGAACTTCATTATCTTTTAATTCAGCGTAGTGGTTATCATCAACATAATCGTAACGAATGTCTAGCTTGAATTCTTCCCATTCATCTGCACGAATAATGTTCTTAGCGATTAACTGAACACGTAGAGCATCAGTGAATAGGTTAGCAAACTTTTTACGTAGACGAGCAACAAATTTATGGAACTTAATCTCGTCACGACTAATTTCAACAGAACGACCAATAGAGAACCCTGCTTGTTCTTGTAAACGACCAATAGGTACGTTCAACGCATGGAATAGTTTGTTCTGGAAATATTGAATATCTTCGATGTCGCCGAGGTTTTGTCCACCTGGAAGTGTAGTAATTTCTGTTCCCTTACCACCTTCACGGCGTGGCATCCAGAAATCTTCCATCATAGACATGTGTTTACGATCATCACGAACTTCACCAGTTGTAGCATCATAAACAATCTTATTACGGAACTTATTCATAATGTCCGTAACATATTGCTCTGCTTTAACCTTAGGTAAGTTACCTACGTCGATGTAGAAAATTCTACGCTCTGGCGCTCGAGAAATACGGTAGATGACCATTGCGTCTTCGATCATCTTCAGCTGGTTAACAGCCTTAATTGCTTTGTGTAGGTATGACATCATCATACCAGTATTAGCATCTAGGTAACCAGAAGGAACATAAATGACAGAGTCAAGAGACAACTTAACACCCTGTGTTGTCTGCTCAGTGATACCTTTATCGTTGTAAAGATAGAACTCTTCTACAGACTTAATTACTTCTACACCTTGCTGATTCTTTTCTTTTACTACGTTTTTAATACGACGGATCTTACGTGGATCGATATAACGTAACTCAACGATACCTTGTTTAAGGTTTTTCTCGTCGATTAGAATTTGATAGTAAAGACGACCATCGATATACCAAGAACGGAAAATATCGTGGGCACGTTCTTCGAATCTTAAAACTTTGATGATTTCATCAAACTCTGTGCGGATCTTTTTCTTGATGTTGTCAGAAACTTGGACGTCATCAAGATTAATCTTTACAGATTTACCTTCATCGTCCATAACGATTGCTTCATTAACGATGTCTTCAATCGCCGAGTCACAATCAGAATATTGTGCTACTTCACGATAACGACGGATAAGGTCGTTTTCGTTTTTAACGATGCCTTCGACATCCATGACCATACCGTAATACCCACCAGCATTTACGCCAGTGTTAATTACGGTTGCGCCATCGACTGGAGGGGGAGTAACAATACTCCCCAACTCTTTGTCTTTTTTACGTGTTATTTCAAAACCAAATAGTTGCATTATATAAGCCTTCTTCTAATTATAGAGGAATAGAGCCAACTGGTGTATCAACAGAAACATTAACTCCAAAGCCAGAAGAGGCACCAGTAGCGGAAGTGAAGAAGTTGTATGTGAATTCCACATCAAACTGTTCAATTGCATTTTGTTGTTCGTAGTCCAAACCGATAGCAGAAATGCTAGTTGGGAAAGCGTCAACAAACTTATAAGTCTTGATAATAGAACCAGAACGATCTAGTTGGTGAACTTGCAAGTCTACTTGATAATCTGTTGGGTTTACTTTACCCAAAGTAGTGTCATAGTTCTGGATACCAGATTGCCACTGCTCAAGTGCATTGCGGATACCGAAAGTAGTATCGTTGTAAATTGTTACAGTCCAAGGTTGGAATGTACGCTCACCAGCAAAGTTAACTGGGCGTCCCTTAAACAAGACTGGAATAGTCTCGATAGTAGACGCTGGTAACTGAGCAGCTTTACACAAGAACTGTGCACGCTGACCAGCTACTGGACCAAGAGTAACGAATGAAGGGAAGGTTAATTCAACACGGAACTGATTAGGGCGAGCACCGCCACCAATCATCTGTGATTTGAAATCAGCAATATTTGCCATTTAATTCTCCTTTTGTTCTTCTTATTTATTCTCTAATTACGCACCCAACTCAGTGAAGCTGATGCTTGAACGAGCAGCGACGAAGTTAAGAGTAATAAAGTTGATAGAACGATTTGGCTTAACGAAGATATCGGCAACGAACTGGTTAGAATCAATAACTTGTCCAGTGTTGTTAGAATCATCGCACTTAACAGCGAAATCAGTAATACCACGACGACCTTGTACATCACGTAGGAATGGCTCGATCAAATTCTTGAACTGAGCACGAGTGAACGGATCGTTGAATTCGAACAGTTGGAACTTAGCAGCAGTAGCGATAGCCTTTTCCATAACGATGAATAGACGACGCACGTTGATACGATCGAACGCAGATGGCTTAGCCAATAGAGTCTTGTCACCGAATAGAACAGTACCTTCTCCTGGGAAAGTAACAACTGGGTTAACGCCAGCTTTGTACAGAACATCACGATCTGCTTTAGTTGGGTTGTGAGCCAACTTAACAACATTCTTGATTTGACCACGGTTTAGACCAGATGGAGAGAACCATGGATCGTTAGTGTAATCAGTACGAGCGCATAGACCAGCAGTGTCGCCATTCAATGGGATCCAACGATACTTGTCGTTGTAACGATCGTATTGGTACTTGTAACCAGAGTCAAGCACAGCGTAAGAAGTGCTTGGTAGAGCGTTACGGTAAGCGACGATTGCATCAGTAGCAACAGAACCAGTACCGATGATTGGTTCACCAGTAGAAGTGTTTTGTGGAGATACGAATACAACGCAGTCTAAACGAGATTCTGCGATACCGATAACATAGTTAGCAACCGCATCAGTAGCCTTACCAACTGGGATTAGAGAGATGTCATATTGTGCGTCATCTGCAAACACAGAGTATGCAGTCATCAATTGTCCATCAGTAGCAGTCAGAGCATCAACACCACCAGAAAGAGAACGAGTTACTGCAGTTCCGATAGTAGAGAAAGATGTACCAGCAGATGTATTTCCCCAGCTAGAAGCTACATCAGCAGGATGATCCATCCAGTAGATGTAATCAGAACGAGCGTTGATTGCATCTTTGTAATAGTTGTTCGTACCATCAGACTTCTTAGCATCAGATGCTTTAGAAACAAAAGCATATTTTTCCAAGACAGTTCCTGGTGTACCAGTCCATAGACCATCTTCGTCGATAACTACAACGTGTAGTTCATCGTTAGAACCATTAAGCTGGGCAGCGTATGTAGATGTACTTGGCGCTGCATCGAAATTAGCTTTGTATGCCCAAGCTGCGAAAGAAGCAGAGTCAGCCATAGAAACTAATAGAGAGTTACCTAGTGCACCTGGATAACGTGCAGCAAATTCACCGAAAACACCAGAGCCGTTAGAGAAAGATGTTAGGTAAGAGTCTGTGTTATTAATCTTAACGCCTGAAACAGAGACAGTTGCAGTAGCAGTAGCAGCTGTACCAGTAGGTGGGTTAGAGAATGAAACTGTTGGAGCAGATGTATAACCAGATCCAGCGTTTGTAATAACCACAGAAGCGATTGAAGACGCAGAAATAGAAACAGAACCTACCGTTGCGCCAGAGCCATTACCAGAAATAGAAACTGTTGGAGCAGATGTATAACCAGTACCTGCTGTACCGATAACGATACCAGTAATAGCGCCACCAGAAATAGTAGCAGTAGCAGTAGCTTGTGTGCCACCTGGAACATTTGGTGCAGAGATTGTGATTGTTGCTGCAGAGTAGCCAGAGCCACCAGCAGAAACTGTAACACCTGTTAAACCACCACCACTCAATACAGCAGTAGCAGTAGCTTGTGTGCCACCTGAATCATTAGGTAAACCAATAGAAACTGTTGGAGCAGATGTATAACCAGATCCAGCGTTTGTGATTGAAATGCTATTTACGCTACCAGACTGAATAGCAACAGCGTTACGAGCAGCAGCAACATCAGCACGGCTGATTAGCATACTGTTTGTGTAAGATAGGAAGTTAGCAGCAGTAAAGAATGCCTGAGCGTTAGCATCAGTAGGTTTACCGAAGATACGAACTAATTCGTTCTCAGAGGTAACACTAGTTGGAGCCAAAACTGGACCCCATGCAAAAGCACCAGCAAAAGCACCACGGGAGCTAGAAACTGCTGGAACGATTGCTGAAAAATCTTTTTCAACGACTGCAACGCCTGGAGATAGTTGGAAAGGCATTGTATTTCTCCTTGTTAATAAGTTTTACTCTAGACAGGTTTTATGTCTACATTTTATTTAGTTTTTACAAGTTTTCATTAAAAATTTAATGGGGCAGCTTCCTGTCCATCATCATAAAACCCAAATGGAGTCAATTCGTC